TTCGGGTAATCGCTTCCCTTACGGAAGGATCAACATCCTTTAATAAATCGTCCTTAGCAACAGCCTCACGGGCTTGTTGCCCAGCCTCACTCTTGGCTTCCTCTTCGGCTTTCTCAAACTTCGCTAAACGTTGAGAACGCCTGGTGAACTCAGGCAGGAGTTTTTCTGTGTGCTCCTTATAAACCTCGTCTGCTGTCAACTCCCGACCATCGGGTAGCTTATACAGCTTAGGCTCGTTTTTGCCTTCCTCACCTTTCTGGTCTGACTGTTCAGTACCCTGAGCATCCTGCTTGTCTTCTGTTTGTGATTCAGAAGAGTCAGTTTGCTCAGACTCCTGAGCTTGGTCTTCATCTGACATATTTTAAATTGGCTGTCCTAATCGGACTTGACCTTACTATTATTGTAACACATTAAGCAACATACGTTAATCTTTGGAATGAACATAGAGAGCTTTCAAATACTTTTTTGCCATAGCGGTTGTTTTCGAAGAACCTTTTTTAACCAATTTTTTACCAACTTTTTTGTAAACTGTTTTGCCTTTGCGAACATAGGGCATATTTTATTCACCTCCAGCTGGCTTTAATCTTTCCCTAACTTGTTCCCGCCTTCGACTCTCTTCTTCTTGGCGGGCTTCGGATACCATTTCATACAAAGTCTGCTCCCTCATACCCTTTAAAAGTTCCCGAATATCCAAAAGGATTTCAAGGAATGTCTTGTAAAGTTCTTCTGAACCTGCAGGGACAATTATATCAACAAATGATTCTTCGATTTCTTCTTTGCTTCTCATGGTTTTATTATATCACCCTATCTTAATGAGGTTTTGGGTTGCTCTTTTGGCTTATCTGCCATGTTACCTCCTTTCTCTATTTAGTTAATTCCGCTCTTGAACCAATTGTATCTGACTGAACGTGAAAGCCAACCGCTAGTCCAAATGGGTCTGCGACAGGGGCGGCAGTTGCCGATGCTACCCTTGACAACTTCCAAAGAATGTATGCCCCTATTTTTACACCAGTTCCCGTTATGTCAGGAAAACTGGAAAAGATATGCGACCTGTCAGGGGTACTGGCAGTGATTACGGTGTCTATCACAAGAGTTGCCGTTGCTCCAAAAGCCTCAGCAAAAGGGGTAGTATCATCATAATTAGAAATCGTATATTCCAACTGCCATTTAACTCCCTTATTTGCTTCTTCCAGCCCATTAGTTGCCCAGTGAATATGGGGGTGAATATCCGTTCCTTCTTTGTAGCCGTGAGTTACTTCTGTCGCCCCGATAATATAGTCATTGGCAGCGTCAAAAGTGTACTGTTCTACATTATCTATAAAAGTAGCCAAGGTCGGGGCGGTAGAGCCTAGTTTGGCGGCAGTAACTGGAGTTGGAGGCAATTCAACATAGACTACCCTATAAATAACATTCCCCGCTTCATCCACACCTATCGCATTATTCCCTGGTATTAAGTATTTCATGCTAAATATCCAAAGACATCAATCGTTGCCGTGCAAGCAGCGGTTGTGCCAGTAATAACCTTAATCCCGAAAACACTAGCCGCTGCCGAATCGGTATATTTAGTTACATCTGCCCCCGAAATAACCATGTAATCTGTTGCCAATGTGGTCATGCTTGATAAATCTACCGTTTGCCTCCAAGTGTCAGCATTAGCTCCAGTACCAATATCATAATCAGTTCCCCCTGCCATTGAAGCCGAAGGTTCTCTGACTACTACATGGGTAACATAAGCTGTCTTTCCAGTAGGCACAGTGTAAAGAGTAGTTTTAGCTGCGGTTTTCATATCCACGCCAGCCGTACTACTTAATAAGGCTATCGAATTTTCCCGTAAATCTGCCATAATCACCTCCTTCTAAAAGTTATACACTATTTCATTATCTAAACTAACAATTTGGTCTTCAACCATAACCGCCATGTCCAAAGACTGAACTGGCTGGGGAATATAACTAGCATCAGCGATAAATAAATGTTTGGTGTCAGTCGTGTAAATAACCTCCCCTTGGGGAAAGTAATTGGTTACTTTTTCAAGGTCAGCTCTTAACCCACGCTTAGCTTTGATTACAAAGTCGGTCTTGTTCAGCTTTGTCATATGATTGTCCCCGTCTCAATACAAGGTGAATCTGGTCTTAATCGTAAGTCTCCATTATCCCCATCTATAAATAAAGGGTCGCTAGTAATCACTCCCGTTCCTGTTGGGCCATCAGTAATATTATAAAGACAAGAATAAGTACAGGTAAAACCAGACTCAGCACCAAAATCAAGAGCGTCAACACTTGATATAATGGTGTTTGTCATTGTTCTAGTTGAAGGAACGCTTCCAGAATGATTATACCGAAAGATTCCTGCTAATGTATGGTCATCAGGTAAATAGATACTACAATTTTTAAGTTTTAGTCCTGTAGTAGCTTCAGCAGAACTCCAACTAACATCGGCAAAAACATACCCTGCCGCAGTCGTGCTTTTTAAATCATAGAAAACACAGGAATTAAAATTAAGAGTACCACAGCGGGTATTAGAAAAACCTTTGGCAGTTCCGAAAATGCTCTGGTCAGAATCACTCGCCCCCCCAGTAGTATTGTAATAAAGAGCGTAAAATATACAACGATTGAAATATATATTTGTTGTCGTATCCGATAGACCAGAAAATATCACTGGTAAGTCTGAACTGCTTGTCCCATTATTCGTGAAAGTAATATCATTGACAATAGTCCCATTAACTGTATTCCGTAAGTAAACATCAGCTGTCGTTCCTCCAGCGTCAAATATAGTGGTAGTTGGACTTGCTCCCTGAATCGTAACGGCTTTTGTGATGGTAGTCGTTACCCAAGTATGAGTTCCCGCCATCGCATAGAGAGTATCGCCAGTGCTCGCCTCCGTATGAGCCTTAGAAATGGTTTCATAGGGATTTCCCTCTGAACCATCCCCAGTATCATCATCACCAGTTGGAGAGAAATAAATATCTGCCATTAGAAATCACCTCCTTAGAAAAAATTGTGCCCTGTATCTATCTATTACGATATGACAGGGTAAACAAAAGGTTAAAATATTATTCATATCAAATTCCTTTTCTGGGGCTTCCCTTACTGGAATTATATGGTGGGTTTCTAAATAACTCCCACTATTTGCCCCACATATCCGACAAGTATAATCATCCCTTTCAAAGACCTTTTTTCGACATTCCCGATATTCTCCACCAACATATCTTTTACTTCTATTTTTTGCTATTCCACCTTTCCAATTAGGATGGTTTTCACCCAACATTCTCACTTTAACCATTTTAGAATAACATTTATGACTACAATATTTTCTTTTCCCCCAATTTTTTCCACCGAGGCCAACAGGTTTCTCATATGATTTCCCACAAATTTCACATAACCTTACGGGTCTTACCTTCCTTTCAGGGCACTGATGACCTTCTTTACGAAATCTTCCACATTTTAAACACTTTTGTTTCATATTCTTATTTTACCTCAAAACTGACCGCCATCCAACACGAGGTCTTGTTGGTAACAGCCCATTGAACAACTGTACTGGGTAATAATCGGTCTGCCGTCAATCCCAATCTTGTCTGAATTTCCACTCATAATTTCATAATACCAATCAAACCCAACTGGTGCGTGTTCCAATTCATAAGTCCCATCACTATCCTCTCTTAAAACAAAGTTAATAACGACATTGTTCCAAGTGCTATTAAGATAAATTTGAAATACTCCTGCGGTGGTTGTCCTGATTGAACCTTCCTCAGCTCTATCACTGCTTAAAATACGGCTGTTGGTAATGTCTTTATCAGTAATTGCCTCTTTGTAGTAACCAGCCTTGTCGCTTACTCCTAATCCATCAGCATTGTAAGCCCCCATATCAGGAGTTGAGGTTTCCGTTTCCAATTCCAAAGGCATTACCTTCCAATTAGTGCCGTCATAGAGGTAAAATTCTAGGGTATCGGTGGCGTAGGCGAGTTTGCCAGCATCAGGGGTAGTGGCAAGGATATTCGCCTTGGTATCAACTAAAACTGCATCACTTTGCGAAAAAGTGTAATCAAATTTTCCCGACAAAGGGTTAAAAAGTATTTTCATGTCTTGGTTACGCTAGTCAACTGGTTGCTCTCGTCATAAGCTAAGGTTAGGGTTGAAACTGTTGACCCGCCACTTCCCCCTGTTTTAAAAAGTGCCTCGGTTAAATTACTAGAAGTATAGGAAAGGGCGATATAATCAAAAGCGTCAGGCACAAGCGAGTTAATCACTTGGAGTTCAGTGATAACATCGTCTTGCTTCGCTTCAGTTGAGGGGTCGGAGGGGATATTGTCGGTATTTGTTTTAATACTGGCTAGGTTGCCATCAGATTCTTTGGCAAGGTTTATTTGGTCGCCAGAAGAATCGAAAATAGTAACAGCTCTAGTGGTTTGTGAACCAACTTCTTTGAAAGAATCTCTTGTTCTTTGGTTGGTAGATTTTGCGAGTGCCATTTTTACCTCCCTTCAAAGCCAATGTATTGTAGCTCACCTTCGGTATGATCCCTAATAGTGTCTTTGATTTTTGTTGAAGCCCCTCGGAAAACATCAGTCTTCATAAAGTCCCGATGAGCTTGGTTGTGGTTCATATCAGCTCCCTCAGTGGGTGGGATAGCCTCGCCATTCATCATCTGCATATTCTCTTTGTCAGCCAGAAGCATCATCTCATCAGTTGGAGATTGGGTTGGCTGTCCACCACCCTCTCCGCCTCGCCTCCCTGCAATATCAGCCTTCAATTCGTGTTCTTCTAAGCGTTGCTCTCTTGCTTTCTTTGATAATTCGTTAATGTTGGGGAACTCGAACTGCCTCAAGACTTCCTCAGCAGGTAAAAATCCCACTTGGGCTAATTCGAGAATCGTCTCCCTTTGGGCTTCCCTAGTGTGACCGAGCCATGAGCCAATCGTAACAATCAATTCGTTGTCTTTATAGATTATAGTAGAACCTTTTGGTTTACTTTCAGCTCCTTCTCCAATTACCTTGAGGTAGTTTCTTGCTTCGCCAGGGGCTTCTCCCTCCGTTTCACTTTCGGGGTCGCTAATCTTGACTATCCTTGAGGCAACATACTTGTCAGCAGCAATCTCTAAAATCCTTTTGCCGATTACTTCTAAGAAAGAACGAAGCGAGCGGTTAATTCCTGCTAGGGAGTTAGCCTCTGCCGCTTGGAGTGCCTCCAAAGTCTTACCTGACCTAGCCCCTGCTGGCAAAGCCCCCATCGAGGCTTCGTGAGCCGACAAAACGTCTTCTTGATACCTGTCTAATTGACCAAGCAGGCTGTCAATGTCAGCAGGGAGTGGAGACATCGCCATTTGATTGAACTTCCTACCCTTAGCAATTTCAATGATTTCACCCTGGCTGGTAGTAATCCTACCCTGATAAGCTCCTTTTTCAGCAATAATCCTATAAATAAGAGCTTTATTAACATACATAATCTTTTGGGAAACGAAACGGTCAATGGCTTTATTGATAGGAATGGCATCGGCTGTCCATGAGCGTTGATAAATCCTATTGGGGTTCATCTCGATTTGGCAAAGATAAAGCGGGTATTCAGAAAAGTCAGTTACCTCATCCCGTAAGACTTCTTTGCCAGAATAGGTGAAAAGGTGAATATTGCCTTTGCCCTCTTCGGGTTCGTCATCCCAAAGCAGAAACTCTTTCACCGTAGCTTTTTCAATATTTTCTTCTTCAGCATCACTAAAAGCCATCTCTTTTCTAAGGATTCTTGCCTTAATCGGTGATTCAGCGATGTCATCATCTTTGACTACCTTTTTCCTGGTAGCATCTTTGTATCTTTTGTCAGCCTTGATTGCATCAACAGCCCTTCGGGTAGATTTAGCGAGATACCGACCAACATACTTACCAGCGTAAAGTTTGCCTGATACATCGGGGTAGATATCAAATGAGTCGTGAAAGATTATTTTAACTTGCCCCATTCCCCCCTCGGCCTCAGAATCCCAGTCAAGTTCCACCCAAGCCACCGAGGTATTAAGAATTGAGTCAACTACGCCATCAACTGTTTGTTCTAGGTGAAGGTGGCGGTAAAGATAGTCCATTACTTTCCCGCCCCGCCTAGCGTTCTTAATCGTCTCTTCGTCAATATCACCAGGAATAATGTCCCATTTCGGTTCTTGGCGAGTAGCGTAGTTCTTAATGGAACGAATCTTAGATTTAGTGGTGTTAATCACCATGCGAACTTCGTGCTTATTTCGAGGCTTAGTTTCGAGGCTGTGAGTAACAGTGTTATAAGTGGCATAGTGGTTGCCATCGAGGAACATTCGGTTGAGATACCATTCGATATGTTTTTTAGAGAGATTGCCCACTGAACCCTTGAGAAGCCCATCACAGTAAGAAATCTTCTCAGGGTCTTTCAGGTTTGACCATTTTTTAGAATTTGCAAGAACCATTAGATATTATCCTTTGCCTTCAGTAAATCTTCTGGAGAAACATTTTCCAATTCTTCGTGTTCATCTAATTCTTCTTCGGGCATAACTGTTTCTGGCTCAGGTTCAGTCGCCTCTTTATATTCTCCCACATTCTTACTCATTAGTTTTAATTGGAGTTTCTCTCGCTCTCTTCGGGAAGCTATACTTTCGTAGGCAATATAGATAATCAATAAAACAATAATCGCAAAGAGGTATGCCATAATCTTTATTTTACCACAAATAGGAAACGCTACCAGTCATCTCCCATAAATTCATCAATCATCTCATCGTCTTTATTTCCTTTTATCCTCGCCTCTAGTTTCGACTTGTAATTCGTTTTCATCTTCTCTTTCTTTTCACTAGGGGAATAAGCAATGTCTTCAATTTGGGCTAAAGCGTCAATCAAGTCGTCATGCTGAGAAAGCGGAAAATGGATTAACTCATCAAATAAATCATCCATTTCCCTCTTAATGTAAACCTTGCCTCGTTCAAATCTTGGCTGGAGGATTGCCCTTATCCTTTGTTCCTTCTTCATCATTCCTTGTGATTTTATCTCAACGACTGGTAGATAGACTCGCCTTTGGTCTTCCTCATTGTGGACAGAACTAAGTAGTGCTTGCCCTTGCCCAATCACTTCCAAACTAATCGAGTCAGGTTCATATTCTTCGTTTAAGCTGAACATTTTGTTTATCATCTCCCCAACGCTGACCTTATCCCGTGTTGCCTCCAAAACATACCAATTGTCTCTCTCGTCAACCGCCACCACCACAAACCCTGTATAATCAGCTAGTCTCCCCTCAGAAAAACCAGGGTCAACCGCAATAAAGATAACAATATTATCTGGGAGTAAGGCAACACCACTGGCTTTTTCACCTTGGCTCTCGGTAAAATATTTGACTTGGGTATCCTTGATAATAGCCGTGTCTGGGTCGATTGGATTATTTTCATAAAATGCTGAGTTACTAGAAGCATATCCCCAAACGATATAGTTTTCGGTTTCTGTTTTAAGGGCGTAAACCTTTTCCTTGCCATCCTTTTTAATCTTAGTTACTTTATCCTTTGACTTGACAAATCTACCGCCACCAATAAACATTTTTTCGGCTATTTTGTCTCCTTTAGCTGGGTTGCACTGTAGGAGAAACCTCCTCTTTTCTTCCATCCCTCCTTTTAACCAATATGTTTGCATTTCAACAGAAAGGTGTCCTAGTCTTTTATCAAGCTTTCTTGGTCTAACGGCAGAAGTCCACGAATAGCCCAGTTTATCTAGGGCATACTCAATCTTTTTACAAACTTGTGGATTATGATTTTTATCCTGGGCAAAGAATATTGCTTGTCCGCAAAATCCACCATCACCATCGAAAAGGCCACCAAGCCAGTAGGACAATTCCTTTTGCTCATCATCTAACTTTTCAAATTCTCCAGGGTCAAAAACCATTCTCAACCTTTTACCAACCTTAGCAGGAGAAAATTCCTTTCTTCCCTTTTCATATCTCTGAGTCCACCACCTATGATTTGGGGTGCATCTGATTGTTCTACCAGACTCCGTTTCCATTTTGACTAAATCTGCTGTTCTCGACCCAGTTTCTAGTACTTCGCTTGGACAAAGAGTTGTCCTGCCAGATTTTCTTTTTGTCCAGCCGATAACTACATCCCCAGCCTTGACCTCGCCTATCGGCTTGAAGTTCCAATCGGCCATTAAAACTGGAGCTTCATAAGGATTACAATAAATATAAGAGCCATGCAGTTTTTTTAATTCAACCAATTTGCTTTCACTAAATCTTTCGGGGAAATAAAGCGTGCCGTCTGGGTTATGAGCCGACTTGATATAGAAATCAACTTCATCAGCCAAGTCTGACTGAAGATAGGAGTAAAGTTCATAATACGACCACCTTGTGCCTACCACTAGGTTCGTCCCAGTCGGTTCTAGTAAAGACAAAGACCGCTTCCACCAGTCAATCACTTTCTCAGACTGGTAACGAGTAGCCGAGTTTTCAAGGTTTACCAAATCGTCAGCAATAATATAATCGTAGTGCTGACTGACTAAGTTGCCACCCACCCCTGTCGCCACTACATTTGGCTCTCTCATATTCAGCGACCTGCCAGCAATCTCTATTTCTTCATCAGTCCATTTAAGAGTTTTGTCATAGAAATTACCGTAGAGCGACCTAAAAGTTTCGTTCTTTCGGATATGGTTTTTAATCTCACCTAAGAACTTCTGGGAATTGCTCTGAGTAGCATTGGCAATCAAAATGCGATTGGATTGGTTTTCGGCTAAAAGTTGAAGCGTCCAGCCAACAGTAAAGAAGGTAGATTTGAAAGTAGAGCGGGGGACAAGGATACATCTAATTCTCTTTTCCGAATCATTAAACCATGTTGCCCACTCACCGTGAACGTGGGGGACAATTAAATCTCTCCTCGAAGGGAGTTCTTCTAAAATAAACTTATTAAAGAAGAAAAGGTCACTTAGCCCCCGTTGTCTTTTTTGGAGAAGGAGTAACTCCAGCTTTTTTAGCTTCTTCTCTTGATCGTTCTTCATTTTTTAATGCTTCCTCTATTTCCTGGCGATTCATACCTGTCTTAAACCAAGCGTAGCGACCAGCCTCTTTTAATAAACCATGCCAGCTCATTCCGCTAAACCCGACTTCTTCCTTTTTTGTGCTGTCTTCTTGAATAACCTCGGTCAATCCTGTATTTACTTGATGAAGAGCATGATAGGCGACAAAGCCATCGAATAATCTTTCCTCGTCAGGTTCTACTTCATAAATCCTACCACCGCACATAAACTCAATTTTCTCTTTTGTCCCGTTCTTTAGCACCTTTTGTTCGTAAATCGGCACTTTTACCACCTCCCTCCTTTATTTTCTTTACCAGTTTGTAGCCAACAGCCGTCATTAAGCCAAACCGCTCACACTTCTCATCAACGCAGACGAAACACCGTTTCATCTTCCCGCCTAGTTCAATCACAGCCATTGGGTTACGACACTTAATACAATAATCTACTAACTTCATTTCTCTAAGATTTCTTTTACATCTCCCCAAAGACAATCACAAAGTTCATTTGTATATAATGGCAACCCATCACATTCATCAAACAAATACTGCCACCAATCATCTCCCAAAAACTCGACCATCTGGCCAATGGAGAGAAGATAATATATTTCATCATCAATAATCATTGACCCTGTTTGTAGCGGATGTGCCTGACACCACTTCCTCAACCCCTTCTTCCCCTTCTTACTCAATTCATCTAATTGTTCTGGGGTTATATGTTGTTTCATTTTTTCCTCACCACCCTAAAGCCTCGTAAATTCTTAGTGAAATGAATTCCATATTCAAGGTAAAGACCTTCTGACCATAAATATTCTTCATATTCTTCAGCTAACTCAATTGCCTTCTTTAGCGTCTTCACTTGGCCTATCTTCCACAAATCATCCGTTGAGGCACAGCCGTTAAAGACTTCGTTTGTTTCCTTACAGATTAAGATGTAATTATCGGCAGACATCTATAATTCCCTCAGAGCTGGGGGCAAGGTTCTGGAAGGTTTTACTTTCTGGAATTATCGCCATTAGTGTCTAGTAGTATTTAGTGGCATCTTGATTTCAGGGTTAAATTCCCTTGTGCTCCACCTTATAAACCCCCAGCTTTCAAAGAACTATCCTCTTAATCTAGTAAAAACCTCTTCGTTCAATTCTCGGTCATATTCTGTTTTCTCATGGCAATAAGCACAAGCCAAACAAGTCTTTTTAAATGTATGCTCGCATCTTGGGTCGCCCCTCTTATGGCGATGAGCAAAACCTAAACCAAAGTCACTCATACAGCCAGGCAACCTCATCTCACAATCTACTATACCTTTTTCTAAGTATTCAAGTTTTAATCCCTCTTTGTCTGCTAACCAGCGTTTTGTTTTCTTACCAGGCTTCATTATTCCTCAAGAGATGGTAAAATTTCTTTAACGATATCCAACGCTTCTCCAATATTAGCACAAAAAACCTTTTCTGAGTCATACTCGGTGTCATCTCCATCGCCTCTTTCCCAGTGAGTTTCCACTAACCAGCCGTTTTTGATTTTACCTACATCGACTGAGGTATATCTTTTATTATTCATATTTTTCTTCACCCCCTTTCATTTCTTCTCCAATTTGATTTCCACTATCGTTACTGGCTCAAAGGTCTTTTTAATAAGATAAACTTTGGCATTAGGGTCAAGAGTGCCATCAGCTTCCCACTCGATTATCTGCTCAAGGGCTTTCTTCTTACTTCTAAATTCGGCAGATGAAATTACATATTTCATTTTTCCTTCTTCGGCTTAGGCAACTTAAACTTGGTGTCGCCAATAATTGCTTCGGTTAATCCAATCTGAATCATATTCTCTCCCATGATAAGGGTGGCGTGTTCGCTATACCCCTTGCTAAGAATCCTTTGCCGATTATTAACTAAAGCCAGAATCGCCCTACCCATCTTCTCACTCGCTTGTATGTTATTTGTAGATAATTCTCCCACCATTACGTTTCACCTCGCCTTCCATTTTCTTAATACAGTCGGGACACAACCATTTCGGTTCAGCCTCAGCACCATTAACGTCTTCATAAGCAACCTTCTTTAAATCATACTCTACCCCCTTTTCAAAATGACCTTTACAAAAACCACGGAGAGTCTTGTGTACACTTTCTTCTTCCTTGTGTACACGCTTTTCCTCAACGGGTAATTCTTTAACCAGATAGGCACAGACCATGCCTCGCTTGGAAATGGCAATCGGGGGGTTATCTAAGTAAAAAGAGAGTTTTTTCCTGAAGTCTCGGACGTTTATTTCATCCATTGTGTACATCTATACCATATTTCGTGTACACTTGTCAAGTTTTTGTGTACATCTGATTTTTTATAGAAAATTTTTGTAGGAAAATTTGTAGAGATTTAAGGGTGAGGTGAGAAAAATTTGTGTAGATTTAGACGTGAGGTGATATATAATTATTTCTACGCCCATCCCTTCGCCTACCTACCCCCCCTATATCAATATAATAAAGATTATACTCAGTTGTTTGAGGCTAGGTTTAGCGTTTATTATGCTAATATAGCTCATAATAGTATAGTGCTAGGCGTGGCGTTGTTGTTGGTCTGTGGTATGCCCATTGTGCGTGGACTATGAAGCTAAACCATGTATTTTGCGTGCCTGCGAGCCTCTTAGCGTTGATGTAGCAGGAAAGAAAGTCCTAACCTTACACTGATACTATCTTTACATTAAAAACCCGTTAAATGAAGTCTAAGAGGGTTGATGTGAGATGTTATGCTATTCTCTTTAGCGGGGTCGAGGCTAGGACGTGTTTAGCTCTTCTTGAAGTCGGTCTATTTTCTCATCAATTTGTTCAGGGGTTACGTTGGCTCTTAGTGATAAACTGCGTTGGTCAATCTTTACTGGAGCATATACTCCAGTTATTTTGTTGATTTCTTGAATATAGCTCAAGCGTGTGCGGTATTCGGGGTTTTGGTCGGTGTCGGTGGCGTCTAAACCTTCTGCGAGCCGTTGTTGAAGTTTGCCGTTGACCCCTAAAATGTTACGTTTTCTCAATGCTTCGATTAAACCATCTTGAAAGTTAGTCTTGCTTAAGTTTTGACTAGCTAATACCTCAGCGTTTCGCTGGTCTTTAGCGTTATATATCTTGGCATGGCTTCGACTTGGCCTGATTCCTTTGCCTTGTGATACGTCTTCGACTATATCCTCAATCACTAGCTTTTGCTTGGCTGTTAGTTGGTGGGGATTACGTAAAGTCTTTTTGGGTCGAGCCATACCTTTTATTATATCAGATTGCGAAACGGGTTACGCTATCATGTTAAATCGAGGCTATTTTGCCCCTTGACAAGGTGATTTTGTTGTGCTATTCTTCAGTTAGAACATTAAAAAGGTTGAGGCGAGGGAGTAAGTCAAGAGAGTAACTAAACTAGTGCTTGATATTATACTCCCTTGCTTCGCCAAAGTCAAGAGAGGAGGTGAATAAATATGAATTTATATGGAATTACGATTGTAAAAGAAAGCTCTTTTTGGGACGAAGTAAAGCTTAGGGCTATGAATAACTATGGAGAATGGGAAAAGGCAAATATAAGCTTGGCTATCAAAGATACATTAGAAGATATAAAAGACACACTTATCGAAAGCGAAGAAGCGGTCTTACTAATGAAAGAGATTGAAGAAGGACAAGCTTGAGCCTACTTAGAGGGCTTGAGCATAGGCTTCAAGCTCTCGAAAGTGAGCTGAAAGGAAAATATGAAAAACAAAACTTGGAAAAACAAAGAAGGTCTTAAAGCAAGAATAGGCTTTTGTCCATATCATCTTAAAGCTAAACTAGATGAAGGCGGTCTGTGTGATGAGTGCTTAAAAGAAATTATAAATAGAGCTAAAAGGAGGTGATGAAATGTGAATGATGAAACCTATGGGGCATTAAAGCGAATTATTGAAGAAGTAAAGGAAAAACGCAAAGCTGAATGTTTGATGAAAGATTGTATTATCAATCAAATAATAGGCGGTAATGATATTCAACTTGTTGAGTCTTGGATAGATGAAGTAGCGAAAGAATATAAGGCTTGAGCCTTGCCTATTGCCTCATCCCGCAAGGCGGTGAGGCAAAAGAGAAGGTTTAATTGAAAGGAGGTGAGGAATTTGAGGATCATTTATATTTGCGGACATCAAGTCTGGAATCATCGAAAGGCTAGGCTCTTTTTAAAAGAGTATTGGGCTTTGGTTTTAACTTCCTGTTTCGCTACGCTTTTAATAGCGAGCTTGGCGGGACTCATTTAGACATGACGAAATTACTTTGGTTTATTGCGTTGCTTATCTTGTTTGGAAACTTGAAGAGGGAGTGAGGAATTGCCCCTTGACAAGTGATTGATTATTTGCTAGACTAAGAGAAATGATTATATACGCTTTTATAATTTTATCAATATTAACCAGTATTCTTTTAATCAAGGCTATTGACGAATTTACGCAACAACTAAGCTAATAACCATGAAAGACTTAGACAATCTCCAAAAACTCTCCGTTGGCGAACATTCATTAAAAGAGGTCTTGGAATTGGCGGGACTAGGAGAGGAGAAGAAAACTCATTATCTAATTGACGGAAGAAATTGCTCTATTTGCGGGAACGAGGTTTCAGTAGAGTTTGACGAAGACCAGGACGAAACGGGTTTCAGAATGTTGCCCTATCCCTGGTGCGATCATTGCCAGAAGAGGGTGTTTATAAAATGACCAAAACCA